GAGAGCCCTAAGGCTCTCCGCTCAGCGCTTGTACAGTGGATCCTCCATTGTGCAGAATTGTACAGGATAGGAAGCGGTTCTGATGACCCTCATTGTTCAGAATCAGACCTTGTTGTGGCCAAAAGCCAAATACAACAACGTTGATGTAGGAATACACAACGTTGGTCTGAGGACGTTCAGTGAGGAGACTTTCAATCACAACCTTCGTGCCCTTGGGCACGGGGATGTAGGTGGGCCCTGGATTATGGAACGTACTGCACTTGATGTGCAGTATGGCCACTTTCAGGGAAGTAACCCTAATCTGGGTTACAACGGTCCCACTCTGCCTTGGCACAATACGGCCACAACAGCTTATTCGATCGGCACTGCGCCGACCGATGCAAGCTACTGGCCCGATGGTGCTAAGGCGATTGCGAACACAGAACCAACCAACCCCATCTTTGACATGTCGACCTTTTTAGGCGAAACAGTCACAGCTGGGTTACCCGCTATGGTGGGTAGGCAGGCGTGGAAGGCACAAACCCTCCGCGCTAAGCACGCTGGTAGTGAGTATTTAAACTACCAGTTTGGCTGGCTGCCGTTGGTGTCTGACATACGCGATTTCGCGTATGCTGTGAAACATAGCTCAGAAATTGTAGAAAACTACAAGAGCCATGCTTCACTGAGAATCAGACGCAACCTAGAGCTGTTCCATGATGAGAAGACGTCCGCTAGCAGTGGCAATTATTTCATTGACACTGCGAACGGCTCCTCGATTGGATCAGCACTCACGCACACGACGGCCTCCTACAAGGAGCGGAAGTGGTTTTCCGGTTGTTACCGGTACTACCTTCCCATGGATGATTCCATGGCCAGTCGTTTCAGGCGATATAAGGCGTACGCCCATAAGTTACTGGGTGTCGACCTTTCTCCAGAAGTTCTCTGGAACATCGCTCCGTGGTCCTGGGCCGTTGATTGGTTCACCGATGTTGGGGATGTTATCCACAACGTATCGGCAATCGGTCACAACGGTCTGGTGTTGGAATACGGGTATGTCATGCACTCAAAATCCAGCGTGCTTGTTCATGACGCTGGGAAGTGGGGCAGACGTACTCTGGCGCAGCAGCGTTACCGCCGCGTCGCAGCCAACCCATACGGTTTCGGCGTTACATCTGCGACTCTAAACAAGACGCAGGTGGCCGTTCTAGCAGCCCTCGGTTTGACCCGAGGGGATGCTAGGAGACTTAGGTGACACATCGTTGCTTAGGTATCACCCATGTCCTGGTTTGTCAACCAGGTCTACCCGAAGGAGATTCGCCTCATGGCGTTCGCCGATCCACAGTCCGTTACTATCTCTGGCACTGCCGTTTCGTTGCCCCGGACCTCGTCCGGAGTTAACAGCGGTGGCTTCACTTCTGCTGACGGAAACGTCAAGCTGAGTGTGTCCGATTCCTACGGGAGTCGTACACGCCGGGTGATCCGTCTGGATCATCAGAAGGTGGCTGCTGACCCCCTTATTTCAGGGGCCAACAACTACTACGCCATGTCTACCTACCTGGTGGTTAACACCCCCAAGGTCGGTTACACGGTTGCTGAAGCCAAGGGCGTCGTTGACGCTCTCGTTGCCTACCTTACTGCCTCTACAGGCGCTAAGGTCACCCAGCTTTTGGGTGGAGAGAACTAACCTCTTGGGGTGGCCTCCTGCCATTTCAAGTTTTCACCTGATCTAGCTAGGAGGTCATCCCATGGGATACTCATCCCATCTGGGACCAATGGGACATACTGTCCGTTGGTGCCCAGAGTTGGTTGGTTCTGACCCCATCACAGTTGACATCGTGATGTGGTCGCGTATGCGTGAACTGAATTCCCGCTGTTTGATGCACAGAGTGCATTTCGCAGCGGATGAAGTTTATGCATACTTCACGGAAGAAGTTGAGCGAGTCGTTGACCATTCTGGTCACATGGACAAGTTCAGCTTCGTGGATATTGAGGCCTTGGAAGACTACCCCCACGTTTGGAGGGAGCTTGAAAAGCCTCGTATCTCTCTGGAGGGTGATGGCTAGAGATCTAGCCATCACATGCTGTACTAGCGCCACTCTCGATATATCCAAACTCGAGAGGCGCGTCGAACAGGAAGGTGTATCGTTTATGACGATCACTCTTCCATCCTTTGGAAAAGACTTCGAAAGATGTCTTGACCAAGGTTTTGTTGACTCCTCGTCTTTTCCTGGATTTTCCTATGGAAAAGGTGGTCTCCCCCTGTTTCTAGGAGGTTTCCTGAGTCACGTGTTCGACGCAAGAAGTGGAACTCTCATCCAGGCAAAATCTGCTGAAGAGCAGACTCTCCTCATCGATTCCATCTTCGCGATTAGGCAGCTTTGCTACCTGTTCAAGAAGATCGAGTTGCCTTGTAGTGATGCAAGGACGACTCGCGCGATGAAGGGATACCTGGATTGTGAAACGGAACTCAAGGAGAAGCGTGATACAATTTCTACGGAAGATCTTGAATCTTTCCGTAGAATTGCTTCTCTGGTCTTTCGCGGGGCTTTTACTCACATGGATAATCTTATCTATGCGAGACAGCTTCGCGGCAGACATGGCCCAGGCAAAACAGCTGATCGACTTAGCGGGAACGCGAAGTATGATCAATCAGTTTGGCCTGAGAGATTGGACTCAGTATTTCCCGCAAGGGAATGGCTGAAGCCTTCTGGAACGAGCTTTCCCGTGAGGGAAGGTTCAGACCAGATCTCTAACTGGTGGTACTATGACCAGTTGGACCGTGTAGAGTTCCTTGAACCTGAGGCGGAAGTGGCAGTGAAAGTCACTCCCGTCCCTAAAACGCTCAAGACCCCTCGTATCATTGCGATCGAGCCAACCTGTATGCAGTACGCACAACAGGCCCTGCTCGAGCCATTGGTCGAGGTCCTGGAACGTCAGTGGTCTGTCCTTGAGGACAAACCAAATCTGACGCGCCACTTTGTGGGATTTAGCGACCAAAACCCAAACCGGGATTTGGCTCGCCAAGGTTCCACTGATGGAGATCTCGCAACGCTCGATTTGAGCGAAGCTTCGGATCGTGTCTTGAATGAGCTTGTGCTCGCGCTTCTGCACGATCATCCTCTTTTCTCTGAGGCTGTGCAGGCGTCGCGTAGTACACGAGCCCGTGTGCTGGTCGGCAAAACCGTTACAACGGTTGAACTGGCTAAGTTCGCGTCGATGGGTTCTGCGCTCTGCTTCCCGATGGAAGCTATGGTGTTCCTTACTATAGTTCTCCTTTCTGTGGAGAAGAGTGCGAGAGTTCAACTCACCAACCGGCATTTGAAGTCGCTGGTTGGTTCTGTGCGCATCTACGGGGATGACATCATTGTCCCTGTGGATTACGTACCTGCCGTGATAGACTCACTGGAGGCCTTCGGCCTTAAAGTGAATGTCAACAAGAGTTTCTGGACTGGGAAGTTCAGAGAATCTTGTGGAGGGGACTATTTTGATGGACATGACGTAACACCTGTCAAGTTCACCAAACAGTACCCCACGTCACGGCGCCAAGCAACAGAGGTGACAGCCCTAGTCGAATTCCGCAACCACGTGTATAACCGTGGGATGTGGGAAACTGCTAGGTACCTCGACGGAGAAATTCGGGGGTTGTTGAGAAACAACTTCCCGATTGTCGAGAGTACATCACCTGCGCTGGGTAGGTCATCCATTCCTTTCCGATCTTCTGGAGAGGGATGGTGTCCTGACTCGCATGTCCCCTTGGTTAGGGGATATGTGGGCCATTCCACACTTCCTGACAGTCATGTCAGTGGTGAGGGTGCCTTGCTCAAGTTTTTCCTCAAGAGGGGTGATGAGCCCATCTTTGACGAGAAGCATCTGGAGCGTGGTGGACGTGCCGAGTCGTCTAGCATTCAACTCGGTTGGGTGGCCCCCTACTAAGGTAGGGGGCCCTGTCTCAGCAAAGCCTGTCACCGGCTAACCGGAGTCAAGTAGGGGTGCGTTACATCACGAATTTCATGATGCACCTACGAACGACTCCTCAGTAACCGGTGTGTGCAGGGTACTGAGACAGTTTATGGTACACCCGCGAGGGTGTGCTGGTG